CCTCACAACCGGGGGTATGTCCGGGTAGCCCTCACCCAGTTCTGGCGGTAGGCTCCCGAGTATGACCTATGCCCTCCTTGTCATCATGGTGCTCAACCTCCTAGTAACCGGGATGATCCTCTGTGTAATCGTCCTCGAGAAATGGGAGGGTGAACCGCCGGGTGGAACGGGGGAGGTGGGCGGTACTTCTACGGTAGATTCCGCCGTGGAAAGGATCGCCAACAAGGCCCTCGACTCGATGAAGGACCTGTACGCACCACCCCCGCCAATGGATGTTGTTCCGGGATCGCCCACCGGTCCCAACGGATACGCACCACCCCAACCACTCCAGTCAATCCCCGACATCTACCAGGGCGACCCCTTGGCGAACGTCAACATGTACGACCCGACTGACTTCACCATCCCCGACGGCAGGATCATGGGGAGCAACTTCCGTAACAAGCAGGTCGGAAGGCTGGCGCCGGGAGGGGGCATACCCGGAATCGGATCACCCCCCGACATGACCGGCGAGGACTACGTGGATGGGGAGAACATCCATGGTTACTAGGCGAGTAACCAGCAAGGGGAACGCCCCGAAGACACCCGAGTTGAGGGTCGAGATCCTTCCCGGACCTCAGGACCGTCTCCCGGCCCCACCCGCACCCGATGGCCCCGAACTCATCCTCGCTGCACAGTTCCAAGCAGCAGTCGGCCCCGCATCCTTCCCCTACAAAGGGGGAGGATTCAACATCACCTTCCACGTCCCATTCGACGACAAGATGAAGGCGATCCCTCTGGTTGACCTCAAGGGTATGTCGCTGGTCTTGAAGGTGTACCGACCACCCATGTACCACGAAGTCGACATGGTGGGGAACTACGTCGGGGAAGCGGAGATGATCAAGCTGGAACTCCACCCGTCCCTGGCGAAGGACCCCTTCTCGTTTGTGTACGAGGACGATGGAGGGGAGGGGTAATGCCCCGGGATCCGATCGCCAACCTCAACGATGCCTTCGGCGATGACCCGGCGTATCAGCAAGGGGTCAAGGAGCTTGTCCTAGAGACAATGCGGATGGCCATCTACACGCTGAAGCACGGAAGTCCCGACGCACGATCCCAGGTCATGCGGGCGATGCTGCCGTCAGTCGCCCGTACCATCCGCTCCACACAAGAGAACGACGAACTCGACGCAATGAGGATCCAACTCAAGGAGATGTTGGACGAGATGTCGGGGCAAACCACCGACGAAGATGACGAGTAACCATGAGCATTAACTTCCGCCCGATGCTCAAGAACCTCCACATCGTTGACAAGGACGGCCTCGACACCAGGCTCCAACTCAACTGGGGGCAAGAGATCCTGCTTGAGGAAGTGCATCGGCAGTGGAACGCCAACCGTCCAGTCCGGGTCATCATCCTCAAGGCTCGGCAGATCGGCATCTCCACCCTGTCCGAAGCCATCCTGTTCTGCATGTCCCAGATGTTCCACAACATGCGAGGACGGGTGGTGGCCCATGACAACGACTCGACACAAGGGCTCCTGGAGATGTCGAGCTACTACTGGGACACCTGGGCGTTCAACAAGCTGGCGACCCTCAAGTACAACTCCAGGAACGAACTGGCATGGGTCGAGAACAAGTCAAGTATCAGAGTGTCCACCGCCAAGAACACCCGGGCGGGTCGAGGCAAGACGCTGCGAGCCCTCCACGCTTCAGAGGTCGCCTTCTGGGAGAACCCTGACGTCCTCATGCTGGGACTCACCCAGGCGATCCCCAACCGTCCAGGCACCTTCATCGCACTGGAGTCCACGGCGAACGGTCTGGGGAACTGGTTCCACAAGACGTGGATGGCAGCTGAGGAACGGGAGATCAACTACGTCCCCATCTTCCTGCCATGGTTCCGGCATCCTGAGTACACCGCCCACTTCGAGAACATCGCCGTGCCCTCGATCCTCCGGCTGGATGACGAAGAGAAGTTCCTGAGGAAGCTCGGGATTGACGACTCGAGACTTATCTGGCGTCGTCATGCCATCAAGGACCGATGCAACCGGAGCGTCGAGCAGTTCCATCAGGAGTATCCGACGAACCCCGAGGAAGCCTTCATCTCCACCGGCTCCAACGTCTTCGACTACAAGATCCTGCAATCCGCCTACGAACCTCGTGCTCCACTCGTCGGTCGACTCATGGACACCAACGACGGCATCAAGTTCGTGGAAGACCCCATGGGTCCCCTGTCGATCTACTCCCTACCGTCCGATGATCAGGACTGGGGGATCTACATGATCGGCGGGGATAGCACCAAGGCAACCAGGGGGGACTACTCCTGTGCTCAGGTGATCAACCGCCGGACCATGGAGCAGGTTGCGGTGTGGCGAGCCAAGGTGACGCCGATGCACTTTGGTCGGCAGCTTGCGTGGCTCGGTACCTACTACAACAAGGCGATGCTTGCCCCTGAGATCCAGGGTGGTGGGTACGCCACGATCGGCTTCCTTCAGGCGGTCAACTACCCGTTCATCTGGCGCAACCGTTGGGCCGAGAAGATCCCCGGGGCGATGAAAGAGGTCTATGGGTGGGAGTCGACGGTGAAGACGAAGCACTGGGCACTCGGGGCTTTGCTGAAGTCGTTGGGCGATGGTGACATCAAGATCCACGACAAGGTGACGTTCGGGGAGATGACCAACTTCGTGAGCTTGCCCGATGGAACGTTCGGACCGGCAGAGGGCGAGGGGAAGGGGCATGACGACACGGTCCTTGCCCTGGCGATCGCCACCGTTGCACATCTCAGTGAACCGGTGCTTCCCCCGTACTCGGGCAATGTCCAGAACGCACCGGAGTGGCACGCTTGGCAACAGTTCATGGACGAGGAATGGTCGACGGAGGAAACGGCATGATCTACGAGTACAAGTGCAAGGTGTGTGGTCAACCATATGCACTGGTGACCGACATGGAGGATGACTACTCCCGGAGGTCATACCTGGGGATGCAATGCGACCTGGCATGTCCGGGGAAGCTCGCCAGGGTGTACTCCCTCAATGTCCAGAAGTCTATGCAGGAACACTGGAACCCATCGGTCGGGAGATACATCAACAACATGGGGGAGATGAAGTCGGCATTGGCCGAGAAGTCCGACGAGATGTCCGAGAGGTTGCGGATGCCCGTCAACTACCAGCCCGTCGACCTGCGGGAGAAGGAAGCTCTGGGGGTGACCGACGAAGGTATCCCGGTCTATGATCGGTCCTATGCCCGGGGATCCCGGGAGGAATCAGTAGAATGTCACCCTTCCAACCGGTCATCCAATGAGGTGATATGGCTTCCACCGCTCCCGCCCCCAACCTGACGGGATCAATGCGACCCCCTTCCCGAGTTGCGCCCGAGGATCGTCGCCAGTACGTCCAGAAGTCCGGCCTGGTCACCCCGGTGGCTTCCTCCGGAAGTGACTTCGAACTGGCGTCCCAGATCCGCACCCTGTTCATGCAGGCCAGGGGACACCGTCGTCCCCTGGTCCAGCAGTGGAACCGGAGCTACAAGATCCTGCGGAACCGGACGTGGAGCGGTCAGCGAGCCAACTGGCTCCCCTCCCCCGAGGTCCCCGAGATCTTCCCGATCGTGGCCAGCATCGTCGGGTGGATGACCGACCAGCGGCCCACCTTCGATGCCATCCCGGCAGTCCCCCCGGGATCCCCCAACGCCGACTTCTACTCCAGGTTGGCCCAAGACCTGAAGACGGTCCTGCAATCGGTCTGGCAGGTCCAGCACTTCGATGCCGAAGTGGAGCTTGGCGTCTGGGACTCCCAGGTGTTCGGGACCGCCATCTTCAAGGCCGGGTGGGACGACGCCCTCAACCTCGGCCTCGGTGACATCACCTTCCGGAGGATCGACCCTTACACCTTCTACCCCGACCCCCAGGCCACGAGTCTTCGGGACGCCAACTACTTCATCGAAGCCCGGACCATGTCCCTCCAGGAGATGGACCGACGGTGGCCGGGATCGGCGGAGAAGTTCCTGAACGGTCAGACGGAAGACATCGACGTTCACCCGACGATGTTCGACTCCAACCCGTCCGTTCCCCGAGCCAACCCCGGTGCGCTCGCCCCCAACACCTCCAACTCCTACGGGCTCCCCGGTCAGTCCCGCATCTCCGGTGCAGCCTTCGAAGACATCGGCGTCACCGTCTTCGAAGCATGGCTCCGGCAGCACCACGTCGATGAGGTCCAGGGTGGTCCCGACGACGGGGAGCAGACCACCGTCGACACCTGGCGGGTGGTCTGTGTGGCGGGCAACTGCGTCCTCATGGACGAGATGTCCGCCGACATCTTCCCGTGGGCCGGTCACCCGTACGACCGCTTCGTCCCCTTCGAGATCGGGGAGTTCTGGGGGGTCAGCCTGGTCGACCTACTCACCCCGACTCAGCTGGCGATCAACAAGCTCCTGGCCTCGTTCCAGCAGAACGTGGAACTGACCGGCAACCCCATCCTCAAGGAAGACACACGGTCGGGGCTCACGAGGCAGAGGATCGCCAACCGTCCCGGCACCCGAGTCTCGATCAACCCTGGTGGGCAAGCCGAGTGGATGGCTCCCCCTCCCACCTCCCAGGACTTCATGGGTTTGATCCAGTGGTACATCGGGGAGATGGAGAGGGTCAGTGGGCTGTCGGCCATCAACCGGGGGATCGCCCCTGGGGGTCGGAACGCTGCCTCCGTCATCGACTCCATGCAGGAAGCTTCCTTCGTCCGGGTCCGGATGAAGGAAGCTTC